CGGGAGGCAAGAGAATGCAATTGGGACTTTCAAGATTTATTTAAATATATAGATGATGAAGATAATGAGGAGTTTCAAAAATGGTTTTATCACGAATGTAATCAAGAAACACTTGCTATTGCTTGGATTAATGGCTACGAGGTTGAGAAAGAGAAGCGGTATTTGGTGAAGATAAAATCGACTGGCCAATGCTTAGGGAAATACTACATCAATAATGAGATATTATCTCCACGATTCATCTACACAGGACGAAATGCGGACGCATTCACCCGCAAAGAGCTGGAAGAAGCTGGCTTCGGAGAAGTATTTAACAGCCCGCTATTTGAGGTCGAGGAGGTGGAGTGATGCGGTGCTTTAAAATTTTATGCATTTTAACCTTAGCAATAATGCTAACTGGTTGTAAAGTAAGAATTAAAATCATTGAAAAAAGCGGGGATATTAAAGAGCATTCTTTGATAAAAAATGTCCAAGAGGTAAAAAGATGAGTAGATTTGAAATATATTTATCTAAAAACGACCTTGAGCATATCGCTAACGGGCATGATGTGAAAATAAAAATCAACGGTAAAAGATTTTTGAACACAAATGAAATCATTTTGAAGCCTGATTTGATAAATGATGTCATGGCTCCGGTATTGAATTATAAAAATAAAATAATTGATACCGAACAGCAAAATGTTGCTAATAATTTCATGGGAGGTCACCAATGACCGAGATTAAACTATTATTCTTCATGGCCTCGTGCGTAGTATCATTCTACGCAGGGGCGATTCTGAGCAAGCCTAAACAACCAATCATTATTTATCAGGTCGATAATGCAGGAGCTGAAATGCACGGCTACATCACGGACAAAGAGATAATAGACGGGCGCTACACGGTCACGGCTGGCGCTTATGGCAAGTTTTTGGTATCAGCCGAGCAGTATGAGGAATTAGAAATCGGTGACGAGATACCCGATTATTTTAAAGGAAGAGGAAAATGATCAATAATGTAACGCTTATAGGCAGAATGACAAGAGATGCTGAATTGAAGCAGACTCCTAGCGGTCAATCAGTTGCTATATTTAACCTAGCTGTTAATCGTAATTTCAAAAATAGTGATGGTGAGAGAGAAGCGGATTTTATCAATTGCGTGATTTGGGGAACTAATGCTGAAAATTTGGCTAATTGGACTAAAAAAGGGGCTTTGATTGCTGTTGTTGGACGGATACAGACCAGAAATTATGAAAATCAACAGGGTCAGCGTGTCTATATTACTGAAGTCGTTGCCGAAAAATTCCAGACTTTAGAGAAAAAAGACAACGTTGCTAATACAAACAGTCTATACGATCAAGCACCAAATACCCTTGATGTTAGCGATGATGATTTGCCGTTTTGAGGTTGAAAAATGAGATTAAAAATCTACAGGAAAGAAAGTCAGCATAGAGATTATTTTTATGTCTATTCGATTTGCGGGAATTTTTACGGAGACAGTTACTATACTAATATATATGACAATTCTGTTGTGATCGATAATTTTGAAGATTTTGCTTATTGGTTTGAGCAACAGATTTATTATCTTACTCTTGATCAATTTGAAAAAATCGACGGAACGTGGCTATGTATGATGATTAGAAATTATGAAGAGCGGGACCAACTTCCGTTTTAAGGAGATAATATGGAAAATTTGAAAAACAACGATTTCGTTAATAACATGAAATCATTGATTGAGGAATATTTATTTTTAAAAGATGAAGTCAAACGTTGCTATCACGATATCGACGAATATGAAGCAAAGATTGATAATCTGGAAATGCAAAAAATGAATCTAGTGGAAGCCTTAGCTCGTAAAACTTGGGAAGATATGGCACAGACGGCATTTAAGCGAAAACAAGCAAGAAAATGGCATGCGCACATGCGCATTAGAAAGGGAATATAAGGATGTCAGAAATTAAATGGATTAAGATTACGACAGATATTTTTGATGATGAAAAAATTCGCTTAATTGATGCATTGCCGGAAAGGGATGCCATTTTAGTCATATGGTTCAAAATATTGACTTTGGCTGGACGTGAAGGTGGGAATGGGCTACTTATGATGAATAATCGAGTGCATTACACAGATGAAATGCTCTCAACTCTATTCAGCAGACCACTCAATACTGTTAGATTCGCCTTGGCAACATTTGAAAAATATGGAATGATTGAAATCATTGATGGAATCATTTCATTGCCAAATTGGGAAAAACATCAAAATATCGAAGGAATCGAAAAAATTAAAGAGCAGACCAGAAAAAGGGTTGCTCGGCATCGTGAAAATCAAAAGAAATTGTTAGAAAGTAACGTTACATGTAACGTTACAGTAACGCAAAGTAACGCAATAGATATAGATATAGATAAAGAAATAGAAGAAGATAAAGAAGAAGAATTAAAGAAACATATAGAGAAGGTAGAAGATGTTATTTTACCAGAATGGCTAGATGAAAATGCTCTTGTCGAAGTGCAAAAAAGCAAGCCTAAAAATTATGTTTCTAGGATTCCAATCGCTTATCTAAATCAAAAAACAGGAAAATCTTTTAAATTTGTTGAAAAGAATGTCAATTTTGTAAAATCACGATTAAAAGAGGGGTATACTCTGGAAGATTTCAAGCAAGTGATTGATTTAAAAGTCAGTCAATGGCTACATGATACAAACATGAGCAAGTATCTTAGACCGGAAACCCTGTTTGGAACGAAATTTGAAGGCTATCTGAATGAAAGGCCGATGAAACAAGCGCAGGTTTTGCCAGATAATGATATTGGGATTTGAGGTGATAGAATGGTTAGTTTACAAGAAGTAATCGAAGCTTTTGAAAAACAATTTTACCCGTTAGGGGAAATGCAAAAAGATATGATGATAAATCATCCTAATCCTCGTGCAGTGCTTGGGAAGTTAGCCTTCATGATGGATTGTAGTAGGTTGGGAGGATGTGCATGAGTCTATATAATTATGTCGAACAAAATTTGACTTCGTGTGATCAGGTTTGTTCGAAACATGGAGAACAAATGTTTGTCATCAAAGGTGTTGACAAAAAAGTTTGTTTTGCCTGTGCCAAGGAGTTGATTGAGAAAGATGAGCAAAAACTTCAAGATGAGTTTTGGGAGCAGGAGGATAAAAGACTGGAAGCCAGAAGAATTGATGTCTTATTCAATTCTTCAATCGTAAATTCAGAGTTAAAGCAGGCAACACTTGGGAATTACCAGGTTACAGACCAGAGTCAGAAGGACAAGCTTAATGCTGCTATCAGAATAGCAGATGGCTTTGTTGCTGGAGATACAAATAATGTTCTATTTCTTGGCCCTGCAGGAGTTGGTAAGAGTCATTTAGCTTATGGCATTATTAAGCAGGTTTCAGATAAGACTAAAAAGCATGCGATGTTCATCAAAATACCTGAATTGCTAGCTAGGATCAGAAGTGACTTCGGGTCATCAGATCAGACTCAGCAGAAATGGGTCTCTCGCTTGTCGAAAGTACCTTATCTTGTACTAGACGATTTAGGCACAGAGAAGGTCACTGATTGGAGCAAGGAAATCCTATTTTCAATCCTTGATAACCGTAATTGCACGATTATCACAAGTAATCTAAAAAGTAGTGCTCAAATTGGTGAAGTCTATGGTCAAGCAATTATGGATCGGATTTGCAAAGGTGTTGATAAGGATCACGGGATTTCATTCGAGGGCATGAAATCTCAAAGAAGGAAGTATTTTTAAAAAGGTGGATTTATGGAAGAACTAATTTTAAATAATGTAAAGCAATGGTTTATTGATCGTGATTTAGAAAATGGAGGAAGACTGGATAAACAATCATTGAAATTGAGTGAAGAATTTGGGGAATTATGCGCTGGATTTCTCAAAAAAAACGAAGAACTTACAAAAGATAGCATTGGAGATTGTGCTGTTGTTGTAGTTGGCTTAGCATTGCTTGTTAAGGCAGATGTACAGAGCATCTTTGAAGAGGCTAATAATATCAGGCGAAAAGAAGCAATGGACTGTTTCAAACTGCTAAATGCTAACATTTCAGAGTTTCAGCTATCTCAAGATTTAGCAAGTAAAAAAATGTGTCGTCATAACCTTGTGCGCATTGTGACTTACTTGAAATCAATCAGCAATATTTTGGGTTATGAATTTCTAGAATGTTTCACTGGGGCCTATAACGAAATCAAAGATCGAAAAGGTAAATGGATTGATGGCTCAT